GCGACGGCGTGGCCCAGGATTTCGACTGGCCGGTCCTGTCCCTGGCCAGTGTGACCGCTTACGGCAACCTGTACGCCGTGGACGGCAACGACGTGTCCCTGGTCGCGCTGCCCGGCGAGGACGTGACCCGCTATTTCCGCCTGTCCGGCAACGCCTTGGTGCGCACCGTCGAGGCCGGCGCGCCGATCATCACCGGTTCGGTGCGCGCCGTGGCCAACCGCTCGCCCTGGTGCCGGGAGTGGCGGTGGACCGCTCCGGGCATCCCATTTGTCTCGGTAGACCTGACGGATGGTTTGGTGCTTCATTACGATGGGACAGTCGAAGATAGCGTCTTAAAAGATCAAATCGACGTCAACGACATCAATCTGGTCAACGTCTCGATTGTAACCGGACGAAACGGGAAGAACGCCCTCCGCTTCAACGGCATAGATTCCTACGGGGTTTCTCCGTGGCATATCTCTAGCATCGAGTTGGAACGTTTCACCGCCTGTATCTGGTTCAGGACGAGTGGCTTCGTACAAAAAGGAACTGACTATGGTAACTACGGTAAACTGCTAGCCTACTGGCCGGAAGGAAAGGGCTCTGAAATTGATACGACGGGGTCCTATTATGGATGGATGTTTCAATGCATTGCTGGGGCGGATAAGGGGTTGGTCTTTGACCCCCCAGGATTTGGAGTAAGCCAATCTGGGCTTAGCGATGGTAATTGGCATTTCGCAGTCACAAAATTTAATCCATTACGGCCATATCAGTTGTATGTTGATGATGTGTTGAAGGATGAAATTACCTATTCACAAATGCTATGGAATCCGGACTATAACAAATATATTAACAAATTGTATCTTGGTGCGTTGGGAAATTTGGCCTCGAATGGATTCTTTAATGGTGATATCGGAGAGATAAGAATTTATGATCGCATATTATCAAAGACGGAAATGACTATGCTTTTCCAAAGTTATTAGGGGCTGACAGCGTGACTACTTTTACAGAATGTCCAACGGAAGACGACAATGAGGAGGATTCTCTCTTTTGGTTTTTCCTTTATAAATACGGTATTCTCAAAAATGAATTTTCTGTCGGGATAAGCGCAGAAGTTGAGGCTGTAGATGACTATGACTATGGGAAGGTGTGGGTACAGCTCTCATGGGGTACACTTGATGATCTTGATCTATGGCTTATCGATCCTGATGGGAATAGAATTTGGTATGGAGCTCCTGAGCAGGTATGCGCTGGTAAGACTGGGACACTCGATGTCGATGCAAACGCTGGTCTATCTATGAATATTACTACAACACCAATAGAACGAATAGCCTATGACGATCCGCCGCGAGGAAATTTTACCGTTATTGTATCATTTTATGAGGCAACGGAAGAAAATAAAACAATCCCATTTAGTCTTCTTGTACAGACGGGGACCGGCCTTGTCCAGTTGACTGACACTATTACTATAACAACTGGCAATAATAACGACTTTAAGACGATGCTTACTTTTGAATATTAGCCTTTGGAGGAAACAATGAGCGTCATCACATCCGAAATCGTACTGCGCAAGTCGGCCACCTATACCGACAGCCCCACCAACGGTGGGCGAATGTCCAAGGTCGCCATCACGGACAACGCCAGTCAAAGCATGATGCCAAACTGGTCAGCCACCCAGATGAGCAGTGGGGCCACCCGCTATCGCAAACTGTTCGTGCACAACGTCAACGACGACGATCTGACCCTGGCCGATGCCAGAATCCATCTATTGTCGCCGACGCCGGCCGCTGATCGGCTGACCCTGTTTGCCGGCACGCAGACCGATACCCAATTCGCCATCAGCAGTCCGACCGAATACGGCGCCGGCACCCTGCAGGTGGCCGCGGCCGCCGGGGCCACCTGCCTGACCGTGTCCCTGGAGGACGACAGCCAGACCATTTTCCGGACCAGCGACACCATATTCCTGGCCACGCTTTCGAGCACCGAGGACAACGACGAGCACCGGACCGTGACCCAGTCCGAATACCACGAAAACGTCACGGTGAGCCAAAGTGGCAGCGTCGTGACCATCACTTTGGCCGACGGGGATATGCTGACTGCGGCCTATGCCGCCGGGGACACCGTGGCCTCGGTGCTGCCGCTTGGGGATATCGTGGCCGCCATCGGCGCCGTGTCCAAGGTCACGAGCGCCGGCACCCTCGATACGACCGCCGTCACCTCCGACAACATCGGCAGCATCAACCAGACCGTGACGCTCACTTTTACGTCCGCCACGGCGTTCACGGCCGTGTCCGACGTCAAGGGCAGCTTGGGCACGGGCTCCATCTCCTCGGCCTTCGCACCGAGTAACAGCGATTTCACCAAGCCGTATCTGACCATCGCCACATCGGCCTGGGGTGGCACCTGGGCGGCCGGCGAGACCGTGACCATCCCGATCACCCCGGCGGCGGCGGCGTTCTGGCTCAAAAACGTGGTCGAGGCTGGCGCGGCCTCCTACGGCATCGATCTGGGCGACCTGCAAATCTCCGGCGGCTCGAACTAGGAGGCTTCCCATGAGCATGACACTGACCCTGTACAACCAGTTGCCAAGCCTGCTGGCTATGGGTGACCTCGATTGGGAGGTGGACACCCTTAAGCTGGCCCTCGTGTCGTCGTCCTACACGTTTTCGGCCGAGCATACCCAGTTCGCGGACGTCTCGGCCTACGAGGTCACGGGCACCAATTACACGGCCGGCGGCGCGATCTTGTCGGGTGCCAGCGTGACCCGGTCCGGCACCGTGACCAGCCTTGACGCCGACGATGTGCCGTTTTCCGACCTGGCCGCCACCTTCCGGGGCGGCGTGCTCTACAAATCGGGTTCGGCCGGCGGCCTGACTAATCCGCTTCTGGCCTATATCCTGTTCGACGACACCCCGGCCGACATCACGGCCACGGCAGGCTATCCCATTACCTGGGATAGCGCCGGAATTTTCAAGGCCACGCTATAGGGGCGGATATGCCGAGCTCGACTTTCTATCCCGCGACAGGTTCGGATGACGGACACTGGTTCGTTTCTGGAACTTTTTCGGGACAACTCTATAACAATAGCAGTGATGTCGTTTTCGGTAATTATCCGAGTGGAAAGATTCATGCCTTTTGCCGTTTTTCCATTGATATTCCTGCTGGCGCGACGATAATATCGGCTATACCACATTTCGTATCGATAGATAGCCACTCCGTTGCGTTTGATGTCAATGTCTCTTTTGTGGATGCGGATAATCCTTCCGCGCCGACGTCGGCGAGCACCGCGAATGCGATGGCGCTCACGGATGTTATAAATTGGCAGAATTCGACGGCCTGGGTCTCTGAGACGACCTATGATGGTCCCGATGTCGCCACGTTGTTGCAGGCGGTGATTGACCGATCGGGCTACGTTTCCGGATCGCATGTCATTTTGATCGTGGCGGAAAATGCGTCTGCTTCGAATGGATATCGTCGTTCCTATGCCCTTGAGGGTTCGACGGCAAAAGAAATTTCCTTGGAGGTTTCTTGGGAGGAAGCCGAGTCCTCTATCCCCGCCGGGACCATTCCCTGGTCCGGTCTCGCTCCACATGTCTCCCGGGCCGAAGCACCCACCGGAACCATCACCTGGTCCGGTCTCGCGCCACACGTCTCCCGGGCCGAAGCGCCCACCGGGACCATCACATGGGCAGGATTGGCACCGTTCAAGCCAGTCGTCTACCAGCGTATCGTCGGTCGCTGGTCACTACCGGTCTACCAGCGCATCGTCGGTCGCTGGTCACTGCCGGTCTACCAGCGCATCGTCGGTCGCTGGTCACTGCCGGTCTACCAGCGCATCGTCGGTCGCTGGCTGGTGCCTGGTATCAGCCGGCGCATTGTCGGCAAATGGAGCTTGCCGGGCACGATCAGCCGGCGCATTGTCGGTAAATGGAGCTTGCCGGGCATGGTCAGCCGGCGCATTGTAGGCCGTTGGTCCCTGCTCGAATCCACGCCGGTCAGCCGGCGGATCATCGGCCACTGGTCCCTGCCGTCTCTGACGCCGTCCGTGGCCGCCACCACCTGGAGCTGGTCCCTAGGCGACGACTACGACCTGGACGGCCTGACCCTGACCGGGGACCGGGACTCGTTCGCCTGGACCGTCGAACTGACCCTGGCCGACGAAGCCACCTATCTGGCCTGCGCGCCGGGGCAACGTCTCCTGATCACCCTGGCCGGCCAGGCCATGGCCCTGATCCTCGAATCGCGCACGCGCGAGGTCGCCTGCGGCACGGTCTCGTATACCGCCACCGGCCGCACCCTGAGCTGTCTCCTCGACACGCCCTACAGCGACACCGTGATCCGCACCTGGGCCCGGACCACGGCCCGGGCAGCAGCGGAGGCGTTGTGCGCGGCCGTGAAACTGGACCTGGCCTGGGAGGTCTGTGACTGGACCATCCCGGCCGGCCGCCTGACCGCCTCGGCCGAGACGCCGATTTCGATCCTGTCCCGCCTCGCCGCGGCCTGCGGCGCGGTGGTCCAGCCGACCCTGGTCGGCGGCGTGCGCGTCATCTACCGCTATCCCGTCGGCGTCAACGAGCTGGCCGACGTCACCCCGGCCGTGTCCCTTGATTTCGACCGGACCGTGGAGACCCTGTCCGAGGAATTCCAGGGCCAGCCAGGCTACGACGCAGTGACCGTGGTCGATGACCGGGCCGAGACCACCGCATATTTGTCCGTGACAACCGACGACAGCCGCAACGCCGGCCGCACCACGTTCCCGCCCGGTGAACCATGCTACATCCGCGTGTACCACGAGACGGACTATACCGTGGCCGTCACCTCGGGCACGGCCGAACGCGTGGTCCAGGACGAAACCGAAAGCCTGTCCGCCATGGTAACCTTCGACGGCGCCGACACCACCGACCTGGAAGCCCTCGTCGCGTCCGTGGACGACGTCATATGGTTCGGCACGGACGGCGGCGAGGCCGTGCCCAACGGCGGCGCCTCCATCATTCTGGCCGGCGGCGCCGTGTTCGGCGTGGCCTTGATCACCTACACGACCCGCTACGACGTCTGGCGCTACACCCCGGCCGCCCTTGGCGAGACGTTTGCTGCGGCTATCCGAGTCGAGGCCGAGGACATCGTGTCCGACGATACCGACATCGGCGGAATGCGTTTGACCGTTTCGCGCGGGGATGGGCTTGTGCTGGCCCCGGACGAGTTGTCGGCCGCGTTGGCCTGCTCGCCGGCCCCGGCCACCCAGGCCGGGCGCAACTACCTCGACGAGTACGGGCAATCCTCCCTATCCGTGGACGTCAAATCCTGGCCCGAAGGCAATGAAACGTGGTCCCTGCCCGGGGATGTCGTGGAGGTCGCGGACACGGATCGCGGCGAGACCTGGCGCGGCACGGCCACGGCCGTGTCCCTGGAGCTGACCGTGGACGATACCGGTGCCCGGCTGCTCACAGAGACAACCACCGTCGAGAGGCCCATGCCATGAGCAATCCCCTGTCCGATCTGCGCCGGCTCGTAGCCCCGGGCGTAGCCCGCCGTTCGGGTGTCGTTACCGCCCTGTCCGGAGGCTTCGCCACGGTGACCTGGGCCAATGGCGGCACCGGGCAGGTGCTGTGCGGCGTCAGCGTGGCCGTGGGCGACCGGGTGCTGGTGGTGGGGGACAGCGTGTCGGTCAAACTTTCGGCCACCACCGACCGGGCCGTCAAAATCAAGTGAGGCAATGCCATGGCGTGCAACACGACCGTTGACCATTTTTACGTCGGCACCATCGGCCTGGAAATCCTGATCGACACGGGCATGGATCTGTCCACGGCCACGGCCGTGTCGATCCTGATCCGCCGGCAAAACGGCACGACGGGCACCTGGACAGCCGAGCCCTATGCCGACGGCACGGCCGAACAAACCTGCGCCCGCTACAAGACCGTGGCCGGAGACCTGGACGTGGCCGGCGTCTACCAGGCCCATGCCCGGGTCACCTTGGCCGACGGCTCGATTCTGACCGGCGCCCTGACCGAATTCTTGGTCGAAAACCTCTACGGACAAAGGAGCTGACGCCATGGCCGCGAGCCTGGAATTTCACCTGACCACGAACGGCCTGGGCGGTGCCGCGACAAGCACGGTGCTGTCCGCAACCGCCCTCAACAACCTCTTCGACAACGTCAGTCCGGACGAGGCCTCGGCCGGCGATGTCGAGTACCGGGCCCTGGATATCCACAACGACGGCGATGCCGCTGCCGTGGCCGTGACCGTGTATTGTACCGCCACCACGAGCGTGGACACGGTATTGCGTTTCGCCCTGGAGGCCTCGCCCATCGGCTCGACCACGGCCATAGCCGACGAGTCCACGGCTCCGGCGGTCTCGGGCTCGTTCGCGGACTATACGAGCGCCGCGTCGTTGTCCGTGCCGGACATCCCGGCCGGCAGCTATGCGCGGTTCTGGCTCCAGCGGAGCGTCAGCATGGGCGCCGGCAACCTGGCCCTGGACGGCACGACGCTGTCGGTCGACTATGCGTAGCCCCTGGTTCGGCGAGGACAGTGCCTGGGAGGGCGAGGCCAGTTCCTGGCAACCGCGATTGGAGACCGTCCAGTCCGCGACCTCCTGGCGCATCCTGGCCCGTCTCGGCCAGCCGGTTGCCTGGCGCATCAAGGCCCGGGCGCAACGCGGTGTTTCCTGGCGCGTGCTGGCCGCCGTGGTCGCGGCCACGGCCTGGATGGTGCTTGCCCGACGCGCGTCGGGACTGTCTTGGCGGTTGTTGGGCCGGGAGAGCGGGGGGCTTGGCTGGCGGGTGCTGGCCCGGTCCTCCACGGCTTGCGCCTGGTGGATCAAGGCGGCACACGCCAGGACGATATCCTGGCGCATCCTGACCAGGATTTCCCGGTTCTGCTGCTGGCGCATCGGCGAGTTCGGCCCTCTGGGTGACACGGTCCTGCGGCTGTCCGGTCCGATCGCCTGGCAGGTACGCCGGACATCCTGTCCGGCCGCCGCCCTGCGCCTCAATTCCGTTCCGGCCCTGGCCTGCCGCCGCTGTTCGTCCCTGGCCGACAACCTGGCCCTGCCCGGCCCAGTCACCCGTCAACTGCGCCTGTGTTCGCATATCCCGGAGTAGCCCATGGCCGCCAAACCCATTCCCGCCACCTTTGTTTCCGCCACCTCGTTTACGGTCGCCACCGACCGCACGGCCGAATTTGTGGCCGGCGTCCGCGTCCTGGCCGACTGTGGCGCGGAGGGCACGTTTTTCGGCACGGTCACAACATCGAGCTATGCCAGCAGTACGGACTCGACCATGGTGACATTGTCCCTGGACTCCGGGACCCTCACCGCCAATCTGACGGGCGTGTTGCATGGCAACGATATGCCGTCCTCCTTGGTCAACCACGGTCATACGGACCAAGCCACGGGCGGAAACCTCTTTGCTTCGTCTAGCCAGGCCGTCGCTGGGACAATCACGACTCTTGCGAATACCCCAGCCGCTGCGCGTCAGGCTGTGCTGTCCTGGATGCGTGACACCTTGGGCAAATTCCCGGGGATCACACCCCCGAGTCTCAATCTCTTTTGCGACGACGCCACAAGCGACACCGCTCCTGTCGGCACATTCACCCGTTCGACCACCGGCACACGGCTGGGGCAGGCAGGGTTGATCGAAACTGTGGCCGCCGGGAGTATTCGACGGGAGTGGGGACCGGACGGAGCGGTGCGTGGCTGGCTCATTGAGGCGAGCGCCACAAACTTGCTGAAATACAGTGAGCAATTTGACAATGCGGTGTGGGTTAAAACGCGGGCATCCGTTACGGCAAATGCTGCTGTAGCTCCAGATGGTACAATGACTGCGGATAAAATTTCGGAGTCTACTGACACAAATAGCCATTTCATAAATCAAAGCGTTGTGGTAACAAACCCTACATCTTATGCACTGTCAGTATTCCTCAAGGGGGCAGAACGGACGGTTTGTGATATCATTACTGCATCTGGAAATGGGACGTATTCTGCAATTTCGGTCAATCTGAGTGCGTTGACTATTAGTGCTCCGAAAACTGTCGGTATACCGTCCGCTGCCGGTTCATCCTCTATTGCCGATGTCGGGGATGGATGGTGCAGAGTGAGCATGCAGTTTATAGGCTCGACAACGGGCTTCTCGGGTTGTCAAATTCGGTTGACTGATGGCTCAACGGACGCCTATGCCGGGGATGGGACATCCGGCATATATGTTTGGGGTGCCCAAATAGAGTCTGGTTTGTTTTCGACGTCCTACATCCCGGCCACATCGACCAACGTCGTCCGTTCCGCCGATGCGTGGACGCTTCCTCTCGCCACTTCGTGGTTTCAGGCGTCCGCCGGAACCATGTTTGCCGCCGGCCGTACGGCACACGGCGCCCCAGCGACCGGGGCCGTCCAGGTCCTGGCCCAATACGACGACGACTCGGCCAGCAACCGCATCCGCCTCGTGCGGGATGAAAATCGGCTGCTCCGCTGTCTTGTGACCACGGCCGGGACCGAGGCGGCCGACCTCCATCTCGGCACCGTGGCCGACACCGTGACCTTCCGGGTGGCCTTTTTGTGGTCATCATCCGGATTCTCAGCGTCCCTCAATGGCGGAACCTGTGTCACGGCCCCGGCCGCCACGCTCCCGAGCAACCTTACCACACACCGCATCGGTTCGGATTCCGCCAGGAGCAGTCAATGGAGTGGCCATGTGCTGCACGACGTTTATTTTCCGGTCGTGCTCTCTGATATGCAGTTGCAGGCTATTACGTTGTAGGGGGAGACCATGCAGGATTTTTGCTTCAAAACAACGGATCAGGACACACTCACGGCAGTCTTGGAAACCCTGGGGTTGGCCAAGAATGGGCAGGTCCCGGGGGATTGGCTGTATGTGGGGCGGGTCCTCAAAACACCGGGTGTCTATGATGCAAACGGCACCGCAACCACCCCCCCTACATATCTTAACGGTGAGTACGCCGTGTACCGGGCGACCGACACGCAAGCCGCCGTTATTCTGGGCTCCGACCTGCCCCTTGGCGTGGCCATCGTGAACCCTCCGGATGGAATTCCGTTGTTCGGCGGCGAGTGGTTACAGCCCGATCTGGCGACGCTCCAGGCCGAAGCCTGCGCCCGCATCGATGCGGCGGCCGAGGCGTTACGCCAGACCGTCCTGACGCCCGGAACCGGCCAGATGGCTGTGTACCAGACCAAGGAAACACAAGCGACGGCGTATTTGGCGGACGGCGATCCGGCGGAAACCGAATACCCCGACCTCTATAACGAAGTCGGCATTACGGCGGAGACAGTGCACGAGGTGGCTATGGCCGTGCTGGCCGCGGCCGAAAAATGGCGCCTCTTCGGCCGCAAGATCGAACGTGCCCGGCTGGCGGCCAAGAAAGCCGTGATCGAGGCCGCGACGGCGGCGGCAATCCGGACCGCCGAAGCGGCCGTGGAGTGGCCGCCGGCGTAGGCCCCGCCACGAAACCGCGATTTCAAATCGCACCTTTTGCCCCGGGAGACCGGGGCATTTTTGTGTATCAATACACATTTTTCTTGAAGACTACACAAAAAGTAAGTAGTTTTATCTCAACGACGAACGGGAAGGGGGAAATGCCAAGCAGCAAGGATATCATCAAAAGGCTCAAGGCGGCCGGGTGGAAACTGAAAAGGTCGGAAGGCGACCATTTCCACTTCGCCCACCCCGAGAGGCCCGGATTGGTGACGGTCCCGCATCCCAGGAAAGATATCGACATAACCCTGTTGAAATTGATCGAAAAGCAAGCCGGAATGAAGCTCAGGTAAAGGGTGGGGGCGCAAGCCCTCACCCCCCGGCGCGAAAATAGAGGCAAGACCTATGGCGATTTACCCAGCGTTTTTCGAGGACGGCGAAGGCGGGCACGTGGTGGTGTCGTTCCCCGATCTTCCGGGCTGCTTCACCCAGGGCGACACCGAAGCCGAGGCCATGGCCATGGCCCTGGATGCCTTGAGCGGGCACATTCATACTTTGCGCGACATGGGCCGCGAGATCCCGGCGCCGTCGCTCCTGTCGGCGTTACAGCCGCCAACAGGGGTACGCGTGGCCCTGGTCCCTGGACCGGCCGAAGAGACCCCGCCGGTGCGCATCAATATTTCAATCAACCAACAGCTTTTGCGGGATGTCGACGCCTGCGCCAAACGTGAAGGCATGACCCGGTCGGGGTTCCTGGCCACGGCAGCGAAACAGATGCTCAATCAGATGCAAGGATAGAGGGAGGGAAGGGCGGCTTAGGCCGCCTTTCTTATTTCCGGCAGGTCACGCTAAACCTCAGCATATTTTCCTTCGATGTAATCCTTGGCGTCTTTATCTCCGAGGCTTGCTGCGGTCATCATGTCATCCCATGCCGCATCCTTTTTCCCGAGCACATGTCTACAAATACCACGATTCCTTAAAGCTAAACTATGCCGAGGATTATATGTGATAATAGACGTATAGATGCTATCTGCGTCATTGAATTGTTGTTTTCCGACTAGCTCAGCAGCGTCTTTTAGCCTGTGCTCAATATGAGAAAAAAGGGCCTTTGAACTTTTACCTATTAATGTTTGAATTATTTTATTTGTTCCACGGGAAGAGTATAGTGCTTGGTATGTCTTAAGTTCGTCCAAAACCCTTGTTGCTTCCATCCTAGCCAGTTGATGCGAAAAAATAAAAGCCGTATCGTGATGAACGTCGAATTCATCATTCCACGATATGGATATAATATATTCATTTTTTTTGGTCTGTTTTGGCATTGCCAATGAAAAAATTCCAAATACAGCCATTCGAGTCACGGTCAATCGACTACTATATGTCGATTTGTCGAACATCTCAATATTTTCTATAGACTTTAAAGGTATTTGACCGAGAATACCCGTAGAAGAAATTATCACAAGAGAGTCATATCCAAAACAACATGTAACGTCACCGAAGCTACTTCCATGACCAGGAAGATCTTGAAGGAGCTTACCAATGGAAACCCCATCCGGGAGGCCTTCTTTTTTTACAATATTACGACGCAATGAACCTTGAATTATAAAAGCAGCAGCTACAATAGCAATAAATCCAATTATTGTTTCCATATATATTGCTCTAATGTAATCTAATCTTTTTCCCTTTCCCCAAAACCAGCCCCGGGCTCATGGATGTTATTATATCCAGGATCGGCCGGAGGCTCGGCCGTGCAATAGCTTTTTTTGTCGCGCGTCTTGCCCATGGCAATGGCTTCGATGCCAGCGGCAATTTTTTCATTCGGCATCCCAAGCTCTGTTTGGATGCGCTTGTAAGTGAGCATCTCCCTCTGGGCCGGAGTCAGCTTCTCGTCCATTTCTCTGGGGTGGATATCCGATATCACCAGATTATTCGGATTCCCCAGCATATCTCCAGCCCCAGTCAACAACCATTCTGGGTTAATACTGAAAGTGTTGACTATTTCAACAAGCATGCTCGGCTTGGGTTCATTACGCCCTGTTGTATAGTTTGACATGGCTTGTTTAGATAAACCAAGGCGTTGTGCAAGACCCTGCTCCTGCAATCCAAGGTGCTGGGCAACCTTTTTAAGCCGTTCCGCCAGCATCAGTTTGAAATCTTGGTCATCTGTTTTCATAATTTTTGTTGACTGGTCCGCAAAAATTACATACCCATCAAATCACGCGAATCACAACGCAACAACAAACCCGCCTGGCCGGGGCGGAAGCCAAGCGCGTCCGAGCCCATGACTAAAGCCCACCGGCCGTTCGCAGCCGGCCGGATGGAAAAAACGCCGCAGCGGGTTCGACAAAAGAAGCCCATCTGATCCCGCCTGAAGAGGTTAACCGATGAAGAGTTTATGCGAAGAAGTACGCAACAAATCAGAGGCCCGTCAAGTACAGCTCAAGGTCTTCCTGCTGGAGCATGGCCAACGCATCAAGGATTTGGCCAAACGACGGGGGATTTCACCCGGTGCGATGGGTGACGTCCTCAGTGGCCGACGTCCCAAGGCCGAGCATATCGAATGGCTGATCGGCCAGGGTATCCCGGCGGCGCTGCTTCCCGAGCCGGCCGTACGCCAGAAGACCGGCCCCAAGCCCAAGCAGGCCGATGTCACCGATTCCACCCAGGCGGCCGCATGACCTCCCGCAGTGTCCCGACCGCCCACGGTTCGAACAGCCCGCAGGCGTCGTCCCGTTCGCGTGCCTCGCGGCCTGCCCGGCGGCAGGGCTTGACCCAGCCGTCCGGTTCCTTCCGGCCGGTCAGCGTGCATACCCATTCGATGCAGTCCCTACAGAGTGGCCCAACGGCATTTGGCATAATGTCAATTTTGCAGTCCCGGGGCTGCGCGTCCACGAGACTGTGAGAGAAAAATCTATGGCCAGGCGATTCGATTCCCTCGTTTCCGTTCTCCACGAGGACGTGCTTGATGCGCAGACCGCCAAAACGCCAAAGCAGATTGCCGAGGATTTGGGGTTTAACCGCTACACCACCTTCATGAACCAGCTCGAGCAGCAGGAAGGCTTCAAGCTCGACGCGAACATGATTCTGCCGCTCATGCGCCAGACCGGGTCGCTCCGGCCGCTGCATTACTTGGCGGATCGCATGGGCTGCGTGGTGATCGAGTTGCCCAAGAACGTGGCCCCGTCCCTGGAATCCCTGTCCATGCAAGCGTTGCAAGCGGTTAAAGAGATGGGCGACGTCATGGGCGCATTCCGCGACGCCATTGCCGACGGCTCCATCACCAGCCCGGAAAAGGCATGGCTTCGCAAGGAAATCTACGAGGCCTTGATGTCGTTGATGGTGTTTTCGCAGTCGCTGGAGGTTGCTTAACCATGTGTCGCGGCTTGGCCAGGGAGACCAGGGATATCTCGGTACGCGGTCGGCCCTCCGCGTCTCGGGCCAGGGGCGGGTCCATCCTCCGCCTGTCCCCTGGCGAGGCCGCGAAACACTCCCTCCACGACCTCGGCGGGCGGCCGGTCCCCAGCGGCCATGCGTCCGGGCGGGAAACTCCCCTTGCTCCCCGCCCGGCGCGGCCCGCAGGCCCGCGCTACGTCAACG